CTGTTATTCAGTTGGCCTACTACGCCGCCTGTGGCGAATGTGGCTTGTTGCCTGTAGATACATTTTGGTATCGCCACCCCTAACATGCTTGATACTATAGCATCAGCTCGTTCAAAAGGGGTTATACTATCTTGCTGGGCCATACTTAATTTTCTTAGAGTATGTTCAGCGTTTATACTATTAAAAAACATTAAATATTCACCCCAGTACCAACAGGCATTCATAAATGTTGATTCAAATATCAGCTCGTCATTTTTTGACAATGATGTAGTGAGGTTTTTGACTGCGTCCGAAGTAATCATGACGCCGTCTCCCTCTAATAACATGCCCATTACAGCACGTTTTAATCCAAGTTTTGGTAAAGAGTATTCCCTCTTAATAGAATGCCACCAATGTGACTCAACAGTCTCGGTAGCTGGTTGTGCCAACCAATATTTAAGGCCGTTTGTGGCATTTAACAAATCTTCATGCCATCTATGTGTACCGACCAGTATTGATATTGTCTTTGCGACATCTTCACTAGTAAAAGTACCTCTAATCTCACGGAATTCTGGCACATAAAAACCTATAACTCTAGCCCTAGATGCTAAGAGTTTAAGGTCTTGATCAACCAGTAACGGCGAAGTCCTTTTGTTGCCCCGTAGAGCCATATTAAGTATCGCCGCCATTTTAGGTGTCAGGCCGCTACAGTTTATAAAACCGTCAGCTTTTTCCCATGCTGTGTAAGCAGCTTGTGAATCTGGAAAAATGTTTTCCTCGTTCTGTAAGATGTTTTGATCATCATTAACTATTTGGTTCCATGATGAATGTACCTTATAGCAGTTGTTCGTGAAACCAAAGACTTCACCAAAAGTGCGGCCACTACTACTATGACCATCATTATAATCGTACATCTTGTGACATACAAATGTCACTTCATGTGATAAACTCATGTAGTCTGGATTTGGGACATCGACACCCAAGTCATTACGCACAACCCGCGGTGGTGCTTGTTCAAGCCACTGCAAGAAAGTTTCTGTTAAGTTGAGGATGTCTATATCGTCAGGATGGGCAGTAACACCATTCCTCAGCCCGGCCAAGTAATTACATACTAACGGTGCCGCAGCTACCGGCTCCATTCCGCGGATGTTTTCAATCCCATGCAACTTGATTTCAACCTTCACCTGGTGAACATCTAATCTTTCTATTATTTTAAGCTTCCAGTAAAACTGTAATAATACAGTTAGCAGCGCGGTGGCGTTATCATAGAAATCAGCCATTATTGTCGAATTGAAGAAACGGTGAATACGCTGTTCTTTCAACTCGGTGGACGGCACTATTTCCCGAAGACGTTTTTCAATAGCCGTGGCATTTGGTAAACCTATATCAGTAATATATAAAGGATTCAGTCCGGCTATACTAGTTTGATAAAAGTTGGTTGACATTTTCTGTCTAGAACCATACACAGTATTTTTTGAAATTATTTTTGTTTTTCTCCTATTCGAAAATTGCTCACCCACAATTTGTAGGTATTTTGCCTCTCCTGCATCAAGCTCTTTTCCTGTCTTGATGCTCAACTTATCTATGCGGTCTTGCTCATCACTTGATTTATTAAGACCGACATTTTCTATGTCTACTAGAGACAATTTCATATAATTCTGTATGAAGAATTGACCCTTGTCAAAACTTGAGACATGGCCCTCAGGGTTAATAAAGTTCTTGAGGTAATTTTTGAAGTTCATTGTGTGGTGAAACGTTTTGTGTACTGGTAGGTACTAGTTAGCTTTTTCGTATACGGGAATTTGTA